CGGTTCAGCTCGCGTGACGCCGTGCCAAGCACCGAGTTCCTCTGGGGAGTCAACTCCTCAAAGGTCGGCGAGTCTTGCCCGGTCATCGGAGGTGGCGTGTCGCTGGCAATCAGTTCGCGGAACGCCTCTGCCTTGGCAAAGAGTTCGGACTGATACGCCTGGTCGGATATCACGCGCTCAATCCTGAAGATCAGACCGCCTAACAGCACCACGACGTCGCACCATTTGGCCCCTGTAATCAGGAGCTGCCAGTGAACCTGTGCGAGAACGAAGCCTGGAATCGGCTGGATGTCCCACGCCCGACTCGCCGAGGTTTTCAGTTCTACGATGCCGTCTGGCTCCCCGACGATAGTGCGGTCAAGCGATGCCATCGCCCACGGAGCGTTCTTCAGTCTCACCACACCGTTGGACTTTCTCAGCTTGACGCCACGCTCGCCTTCGTAGTAGCGCCCAACCGTGTCTTCTAGCAGGATGCCCCGGTGGGCAGCCTCGCCGACTGGCTGATCCTCTACGCGGCCTGTCTTCTCCGCCCACAGCCTGAAGGGGCTTTTGTAGGGCGACAGCCCAGCGATGACCGATACGTCGGTTGCCGTGATCCCCTGCTTCCTGAGTGCAAACCACTCAGGGCTGCGCTGTGGTGCGCCTCGCACGAACTCAAATCGCTTACTCACTTTGCCTCCTCCTCCCGCCAACGGCGGTCTACTTCTACGATTCTCCTGCCAATCCACTCAGCGACTGGAGCCACCACGCCGTTGCCGCAGCAGCGGTAGCGGTGTGAGTCCAGACCGATTGGGAGCAGGCTGTCATCATCCACGCCGCCTGGCGCGATTACAAAGTCAGACGAATCTCGTCCAATGCGAATAGTGCGATGCGCGCCATCAGGCTCAACCTTCTGGTTGAATCCATCGTAGGAAGTCCCTACGATGGCGTGAGTTGTCCTGACATCGCCCACATCAAACGAGTTGAGCGTGTTGGCAACATCCCCCTCAACCCAAGTCTCTGAATCCTCGTTCGTCTGCGCTCGCGCTGACTTTCGGAAGACTGCTGGCGCCCCTGCGCTGTGCGCCATTGACTGCGCTTGGTCCTCCGTCACATTGGCGTTGCTGCCAAAGCGCGATGGGAACGACAAGATTGACTCCGTAGCCACTGCTTGCCTGTCCACGCCGGTCAGCGTGTAGGAGATGTCCTCTGTGCTGAGTCCAAAACCGTTTTGGCCCTTGTGCGCCATCTCTCGGCTGTCTTGAATGACCGCCTGCACCAGCGTCATTGGGATCTTGTCTCGGCGGCCGCCACCCTGTGGTGAAGTGAGGGTCATCGCAATGTTCTTGCTGCCGCCTCCGATGTCTCCGCCTGACGACTTCAGGGTTGCAGCCTGCTCCGTCATCTCGTAGTGTCCGAACGACGATTTGCGCGCCACGCTTTGCTGATTGTCCAGCCGTCGGGCCAGCCCATCAGCCGCTCGCACTCGGTCGGCGTTAGGCGTCGGACTGACGATGAGAGGTTCGTCAATGGTGCTATTGACTCCTTTGCTGAATCTTCTGGTGATTGCGCCAGCGATTCCAGAGCCGTCTGGAGAGCCGCTGGCAACACCTTGCCTCTGCGGTTGGCTCGGCGAAGGATGCCGCTCGCAGCCTTCGCACTCAAGGAGAACCTCGCCGGCGCGGTCGGATTCAAGACTTGCGACAATGAACACTCTACGGCGTCGCTGGGCGACTCCGAAGTAGCGAGCGTCCAGAGTTCGCCACGAAACGCCATACCCGAGTTGCTCCATTTCATAGAGAAGCCGTCCGAAGTCAGCGCCGCTGTTGGAACTGAAGAGTCCAGGGACATTTTCCAACACGAGCCACCGAGGTCGTCGCTGCTCCACAAGGTTGAGGAAGGTGAAGGCGAGGCTGCTTCGCTTGCCTGCAAATCCTGCGCGCTTGCCAGCGACGCTGAGGTCTTGGCAGGGAAACCCGCCTGACCAGATGTCTGCCTCTGGGATGTCATTAGCGTCAACCTCCGTGATGCTTCCCAGATTCGGAGCGTCTGGGAATCGCTCTGCCAACACCGCGTTGGCGTATGGGTCAATCTCGCTGACGCTGACCGTCTCAATACCAGCGCGCTCAAAGCCGAGGTCAAGACCTCCGACTCCGCTGAAGAATGAGGCGTGCCTCACTTGCCCTCCTTCTTCTGCCGGTCTTTCTTCGCCCAGCCCTCTCCAATGAACACCGCTGCGGCTGGCGTGTAGAGCAACTGCATCCAGCGGCCGCACTTCTCACAGCGCGGCGTGTAGGTGTTGTTGATCGAGTGCGTGTGTTCCTCACGCGCACCACACGAGCCGCAACGATATTCGTACACAGGCATTAGCCAAGAATCCCAAACAGGAAGACGATGAAGCCGAGCGCAAAGAGCAGGATGCCAATGTCCTGCAAGAGCTGGGCGCGGCGTGCCTCCTGAGCCAGAATGCTCGTCTTGATTGCGACTCGCCTGTAGACGACAGGCTGCGTCGTACGGTTCAGCTTCACTTGGTCACCTCCAATGCGATTAGCCAACCAATGGCTGCGTACATTGCCAAGACTCCGACGAGTGCGAACTTGCTGTTGAAGAATCGGGCGATCATAGGTCACGCACCTTTCCCGACTTTGAGACAGTGAAGTAGAACTTCGGCGTCTCGTTGGGTAGCGTGGCTTTACACGGCGCGCAGATGCGCGTGTAGATGTTGTTGTTGTCTGCCGGCACCTTGACAGCCTTGCCGCAGTTCCAGCAGCTCTCTATCAGTGTTCCCATCAGCGCACCGCCTTTCGGCAGATGCAGACCGTCTCTGGGCGCGTGCAACTCCAGCAGTAGCCAAGACGACGCTTCATCAGCGCACCGTCTTTCGCGAGCAAGCCTTGACGGTTGCCCAAGACAGAGCCTCAGCAACATTTGCTGGCGCATCTCCATTGTCGCTAAATCCGCCATAGCACTTTGCGATTGCGGCAGCGATGATTTCCATACTCTCTACTGGTTGATTGCTCCATCGCTGCTTGGCAATGTCCGCGCAGCCATCTGCGTGAACTGCGAATCCAAAGCTTCCTGAATCGTTGCTTGCAAGTACAAATCCGTTCATCCTTTACTCCCTAGCAGCCCCGCCAACTTGGTCGGTTCCTCGCTGCTATAGCCAGCATACAGCATAACGGTCAGAAGCCGTCAACCCCTTTCGGGTGAGTATTTTTTATGCATAAAGAATAACCCCCGGTGGGGGAGGACCCACCGGGGGGGAAGCCGCCTGATCAGAGCGGCAAAGCTGAGGGGCTACTTCTTCGTCAAGCCGTAGCGGTCGTTGCTCGGGTCAAGGTAGGTCATGATGACCTGCAAGCCTGAAGCCAGTCCAGCCGAGACGACGGCCTTGTAGCCGTCCCCATCAATGGAGAGAATCGGGATGCCGAGACCTAGGGCGACGGCGATGCTCACGCTGAGGAAGGTGCGGACAAAGTCAATCACGGCTTCGTCAATCTTCGTGCTGTCTAGAACGTCCTTGAACTTACTCACTGGTTCTCCTTCTTGGTCACAATGACCACATGGCTGGCGGGCGAGCCGGGCTTGCCCGAAGCGATTGCCTTCAGTTCAGCCTCGGTGACTGGCACCGCGTACTGCTCCTTCGGATCACGCTCATCAAATGTTGGGTCGGCGAAGACAAAGGTCTGCGCCTCGGTGTCGTAGGCGAAGCTGGTCATGTGGCCATACCCGGCGGCGATGACCTTTGGGTCTTTCTTCTCCCAATACTTGACCCAGTTGCGATGCCACTTGGAGAGCGCCTGCTTTGGGTAGCCGATTGGTCCCTGCACCCAGAGGATTCCAGCAGCCCCGCCCTTGACCGAAGCGAGAACGTCTTGCCAGTCCTCCGGCATGCGCGCTCGGCAGCCCATCTCTCGGACGGTCTTGGCAAGCTCTGAAAGAGATGAGCCGTTGTCGCTGACGCCCTGCTTCTCCTTGAAGCCAGTAGCGCGCTCCTTCGCTGCGACGCCGTCAGCCGCGCTGAAGTCTGGCGCGTAGCCGTGGACATAGGCTGCGGCCGCTGCCGCGCTGGACGGTCCGCAGTCATCGAGGATCGCGCCAACCTTCTTCTGCGCTTCAGCGTCAGAGTAGAGCTGCGACTTGATGCGGTACTTCACCCGGCGTTCTCTTTCTTGATCATGACCGCCACGGCACGAGCTGCCGCCTCAAAGCCCAGTGCGGCGCTGATCGGGTGCGCTGCGGTGCAGCCTTCGCTGTAGTCAATGCCATCCTCGCCACGCTTCCAAAGCGTGCCGCCGAATGCGCTGTGGTCTTCATTCGGAACAAGGGCAACCCACTCCTCGGGTGCGGTGTCCACACGAGTCCAGCCCTGCTCCTTGATGTCGTCAATGTGATCCTCAGTGCGTGCCATCAATCCCTCCATCGCAATGGTCCGGTGAGCAGCCAGACGGCTGTCAAGCCCAAGAATAGCGCGGTCATGGTGTCTTTTGTGGGGCCGTCCCCAAGCACGACCGTTGCATAAAGCAGGCCAAGCACGGTCCAGGCACCACCGACGAGATCAAGAACGATTCTTTGCCACATTGCGCGCTGTTCTCCTTCCCTTCGGACTATCCATGCCGCCAGACCCGCCACCGCCGCCGCTAGACGGCGGGGTGCCGCCCATGCTGCGAACGGCGGCCGCTGCCGCGCTCGATGCGATCTGGCTGACGACGATAGCCGTAGCGACCGGTTGTGCCGCTGCACGCTCTTCTTCGTCAAGGTCATCTCCCATCGTCGTAATAGCTGCAAGATTATCAGCGAAGTCTGCGACAAACTCTGTAGCTACACCAATCGTTTCGCTGACCGCTTCGGCAACAGCCTCAACGGTTTCGCCGACGAATACGGCAACAGCCTCAACGGTTTCGCCGACGAATACGGCAGCAGCTTCTACGGCTTCTTCTAGATTCGGCAGAGGGGGCTGTGTTGGCTCAGGAGGAGGAACAGCAGTGGGATCAGGAGAAGGGGGAGGAGGCTCCGCAGTCTCTTGTGGTGAAGGCTCTGGGGTCGGCGGTTCGGATGTGGGAGACGGCTCGGGATCAGGTGTTGGTTCATTGGTCACCTCTGGGCTAGGAGCCGGCTCTTTAGTCGGC